CATATACTATTAAACTTAGAAGTGATATTAAAATAAATAATATTGTTTTCATTTGATTTTATATTTGTTTTAGTGATATTTCATATAGTCTTTCGTCTAGTTTCTCTAACTTCTCTAAAATGCTTTCTATATCTTTTTGAGTTTCTATTATTGTTTGACGTATTAATTCATCTTTTAAATCATATTCAATTCTTTCTATAGAAGGTTTAGGTAATTCTTTGGCTTCTTGTATGTCAGCTTGTAAAGTAAACCACATACCCACCATTACTATTAAACCACCAATTACTAACCCTATGGTTTTAAGATTAATCGTTATTTTTGTATTTTCCCCAATTTCTTTTGCCATACCTTTTATTTATAAATATTAAGATTTTCTCTGAATTATAATTGGAAAACTTTCAGTAAAGGGCTTATGTTTAGGGTTTTCTAAATCAAATATTTTTCTTACTGCTTTGTATATTTCAAGATTATCTTCTTGACTACGAGAAGATTCATGAATTATCCATCTTTTACCTTGGATTTTTTTACCTGTATTATCATGGCCTCTTGATTTTGATTTTAACCACATTATTCCTATTCTATCTATTTTTTTACCAAAACATTCTTCATAACATTTAGCATAAAGAGCAACTTGTAATTCATGGGTTGTTTGAATTTGATTAGAGGTCTTAAAATCAATTACCCATCTTTCCACATTACCGTTTAATTTAATTTCACATACCAAATCACAAGTGCCTGCTATTTTCAATTCATCTGAAAATAAATGAATTTCTGTTTCAATTAATGTAGGTTTATAAGTTTCCCAAAAATCAACAAATTTTAAAAACATTTGCCAAACATGGGGTCCCATTTTAGGATTACCAAATCCATCTAAATATTCTAATTCAACTCCTTTAAGATAATATTCAATTAAGCTATGAACTTTAGTACCTTCTTCAGATGCTTTTTTTACAATCCAATCAGCACTATGTCCAACTTTTTTTAACCAATCTTCAAAATGTTTTCCTTTAGGGTAAGAAGATAAAACATAAGTAACTGAAGGGTAATATTCTCCATGTCTTCTATAATACCTTGAATCAGGTAAAGTTACCATTTTATGGTCTTCTGAAATTTTTAAAATACGGTTGTATGATTTTTTCATATATTAAGTTTTCTCTCTATTAGATTCCTATAAGTTAATGGGAAAGTTTGTTGTATTAGGTTAGTAAATTTTTCAAAACCTAAGTCACTGGGATCTTTGTCTTGCATCTCAACAAGATAAACTTCTTTACCTTCGTTCATTAATGTTTCACAGAACTGTAAAGCTTGTTTTATTGCGTCCTTATCCAATGCAATATAAATTTTAGATACTTTTGAAGTAACTAATTTTTTCATTAAAGATTTTTGTATATTTTTCCCTAATAAAGGAATAACATTTCGTTTTATAGCAAGAGCATCAAATAATCCTTCACATAAAATAATTGGTAAATTCCAATTAATTAAATGTTCGTTAGGTATAATATCTCTTGAATATGAAGGATTTTTATATTTAAAATATTCATCTTTTTCATAAGCACGGGAAATGAAATAATTTAATTTTCCTTCTTTATCATAAGTGGGTATAATAACTCTTTTAGAATATTTACCATATTCACAATACCCTATATTATATTTAATTATATCTTCTTTTGTTACCTTTCTTCTTTTCAAATAACTTAAAGCATGTCTACCTATTATATCAGTGGTTTTAATATCTAAGAGGGATTTGAATTCTTTGGGTAACTGTAAGATAGTAGTATTTGTAGGAGGTATGTTAACAGGTGGAGATGAAGAAGTAGTTAAAGAATATAATTCTTTAATTTTTTGTTGGGATATTTTTGCTTTATAAAATAAATCTATTAATCTTTTACCTTTAAATCCTTTATCTTCTCCACTACATATCCAACATTGGAATTGATGAGTTGTTAAATTTATTTCTAATTTATGTTTAGTAGGATGACATTTGTTAGGACAAAAAAAAGCATAATTATTCCTTGCAGTTTTATGACATTCTCCTAAAACTTCTTGCAAAAGATTTAAGACTAATAAATCATTCTCCATATTACCATATAAATTTATATAATGTTTTTTTGGTCGTTTCTACAACACTCACTTATATTAATACTAAGTGGGGTTTTGAATTTATATAAAAATTAAGTGATTAATCATATACATTAATGTACAATCAATATGTTAAGATTCCAAAAAATCTTTAGTAAAAAACTTTCCAAGAATATTTACGTTAAAATATTTTTCTGGTTTTTCTAATATTTCGTATTTGAATAAATATTTTGTTTCGAGATAAGTTAAATGTTTTTTATTATGAGCTAATTCTAATATTTCACGTTTAAAATTATTTTTACCCTCTTTTTTTATGAATTCTTTTAAAGGTTTATTAGAACTCCAATAATTTAACCAATTAGATTCTTTTACTACTAATTTTTTAGAAGGAGCTCTTCCACGCATTTTTAAACGTTTTCGTTCTTCTTTTAATTTTATTAACTCTTTTTTACCTAATTTAATATTTTGCCGTGTTGCTAAATTTTTCCGACCTATATATTTTTTATTAGTAGATAATTGAGTAATTAAATATACAAAACCAAAACATTGTAAAGGATACATAATTTTATCTAAATCTTTTAAACTTTCTATAACTTTATTTTTATATAACCATTTTTCCATTGTTTTTATTTTTATGATATACAACCACTAAAAGAACCTAAAAGACCATTAGAATCTATTTGATAAACTACGAGAGCACTTATTTTATACCATTTATTTCCACCATTAAATTTATTTGAAGGGGTTCCAGGATCTCCTGTGTATAATGTATCACCCCCTTCAGGAAGAATATAATCTCCATCATGATACCTAGTCCAATTTAATACTCCTGAACTACAGGCATTAGGACCAGTAGTATCTCCATGTCGATCCATTGAAAAAGAGGTTACTGATAATGATTGAGTTTCTATAAATGATGCTGCTATTATTCCATTCATAATTATGATGGTGTTAATTCTCCAAATACTCTATATTCTGTGGCTGTCATTTTTTGTATTGCTACTCTACTATATTGTCCATCCATTACAAGAGTTGCACTACTATTAACTTTTAAAGTAGCATTCCCTTCATAAATAGTTATAGTACCTGAACCATAATTCTCTATTTCTGAGGTATCACCTATATTAGATAATGAACTACTATTTACTGTTACGTTAAAAGTTCCACCACTTATTTTTCTAATAGTTGTAGAATCTGTAGGAGTAACTGTAAAAGCAGTAGAGGCACTAACTATACTTCTTCTTAAGTCATTATTAAATATACCTAATGGAATTGAACTAATCACTTGTCTACTTTCAACATTTGAATTATTTGCAATTAACCAATCAGTCCCTACCAATGCATCACCTAATGGTAATCCTGAGAATTCTAAACTAATTGTTTGTACGTGATCTCCACTTGTAGTATTTAAAGTACCATCAAGTCCTGTACTAGTAGTAATATTAACTTGAGTTATATCACCAGTATTTGATGTCCAACTTAAATTGTTATTGAAGAAACCTAATTGAATTTCACTTGCAGCTTTCCTACTTTCGGTTGAACCGTTTTGAATAATAAATTCAGTTGTACCAGCAATATCGCCAGTCATATCTGTAAGGGTTGAAAATTCAAGATCTATAGTTTGAGTATGGTCACCTGAAGTTGTGTCTTGATCACCTGTTAGGCCTATTCCTGCCGTAATGTTGACTCTTGTGATGTTGCCAACCGGTAAACCCGTTAAACCTGAGCCGTCTCCTTCAAAACTTCCTGAAAATGAGCCACTTCTAATAATATTATAATTATTGTAAAATATTTGACCTGTTGAAGTATCAAAAGCAAGGAAATTTTCCTGAGTAACTGTAAGAAGTTTATTAGGATCCAAATATAAAGAACCTGTTAAAGTTAAAGAACCTGATAAGATTATATCATATTCTTCAGTTCCCGAAAAAGCATCTATTGATTGTGTTACATCCCAAGAATTAATTGTTTGACCTTGGGTTATGTTGGTTTTATCTAAATTTCTAGCCATTTGTTTTTTTATATATTATAAATATAATATTATCTATCGATATTTATTAAAATGTTAGTATCTACAAAATTATTTTTAGGTAAGGGTTTGGCTAATTTACCTAAAGCTAATAATTCAAATTTTTCATTATATAAACCTATTGTTGTAATATAAGGTTCAAAATAAGAACTTGTAACATAATCGTATACATCTCCTTCACTTCCCTTTAAAATTGTTGGGTTTAAACTATAATTAAATTCATCGGAATTTATTTCACATTTATATTGAGTTTCATAAAATTTATAAGAACTTGAAAATGAACAAGTTATATTACTTTCATCTATATAAGTAGAAATAAAATTACTATATATAACACCTTCTCCTCCATAACTTCCTGTTCCATACTCTGATTCTCCATAAGATTCAAGAATTTCTTCAACAATAATCTCATCTTTACATATTATTATTAAACCATGTTGATATATTATATTACCTATAAAATTATCCTTATATTTTAATCTTCCTTCCCCATCATCTGTTATACTTCCACTTATAGGACTTATAAGTTCAAATGAATTAGGTTGTATAAAATCCCCAAATAATTTAGAAGGAATAGAAATTACTCCTATTATATCACCACTTGAGGTTGGGAAATTTTTTTGAGGGTTTAAATCTGTTTGTTCATAATTATAAAATGAAGTTTGATATGTACTTCCCTCTATAGTTCCATCATTATTATAACTTGCCGTACTTGCTTCAGAAATTTCACCCTCACTTCCTGATAAATAATTATTATAATAAAGTTGCTTTATCGAATCATATATTAATACTTCAGATTGGGGGTTAAAATCTCCTGTTAATGTTTTATTATCCAGGTAAGAATCTACTAATCCAGTATATCTATTTATTTGAACATCAGACGCAGAAAATTCAGTTTCTCCTTTGAAAGTAAAGCTTTTATTTACTTCAAAAGGAGATATTATTATATCTTGAGAATTGAATTGTTTGTAAGCCCCCATTTTACATTAAAGGTTTGATTTTATCTATTATAATTTCAGGTTTATTATAAATATCACTTTCCCAAAATCTTAACAAATTATATCCTTTATTTTTAGCAAACTTATTTTTAAATTTATCATTTTTCTTAACTTCTTCTAATTTATAAAAATATTTATCTAAACTAGGACCTCCATGCCAATAATCACCATCAATTTCTAATAATAAATTTGTGTTTTTAATTCTAAAATCATATGATTTACAAACTTTATTATTAGAAATTCATTAGTAAAAATTAAATCAAAAATCTAACTTTATTCTTATAAGTATTTCTTTTGTAAAATCTTTATTTAAAGGTCTTGACATTTTTGCTACAGCTACTAATTCATTAGCATCATTATACAAACCAATTGTTGTTGGGTAAACTTGAGGATTATCTATAAAATAAGTGAATATAACTTCTCCGGTAGTACCTGAAATAAAACTAGGATTTTCAGAATAATTAAATTCAGAATTCCGTGCTCTAACGAATATATAATCTGAAGTAATAGTTTCTTCAGCATTTAATTTAAATACATCATCTCCAGATGAACCCGATAAATGAATATATAATTTTTCAGGATTTTTAGCAGATCCTGATGTTCTATCAGTATTCAGATTAATTCCCCCACCATCTAAAGTATTATCATCAAGTGCAGCCCCATTTAGTAAAATTGTTGAAATATCGGGAAGAAATAAACCATACGAACCTGAATTAGGAGTATGACCTGTTCCTTCGTCATATGAAGTTCCATCTGAACCACTTATGATTTGATATGCTCTTTGTGTTCCATAATATATAGGCAATGATACCATTCCTGAATCATCTGTTAAGTGGATTTTTTCATAATTTATATTACTACTACTTAAAATTAAATTAAAAGAACCAGGTAAAAGTTTTTCTTTATATCTTGCTCTTTCAATATTTATAGCATAAAAATAACTTCCTGTAAAACTTGTACCAAACATAAATTGAGAATTTTCATCTTCTAATATTAAAGTTCTATACTGACCATAAATTGTTTTGGTAGGAGAAACTCCGGGTACTGAAGAATCAAAATCTGTACCTCCACCTCCTGTATCATCTCCATATGCAATTGAAAATTGTACTTGTGCAGTACTATCTTCTGATGCGGTTTGGTATGTATTTAAATAATATGGTCCTGAACTTCCTTCTTTCTGTGTTGAAGAAGTATAATAAGTATTTAATGATAATGAATTGTTTGACCAAACTGTAGAAGTTACTGTATTTGAACTTACTAAAAAATCTTCGGCATCTAATTTTTTGAAACCCATAATATTATGTTAATTGGTTTTTAGTTATTGTTATAGGAATAGCTACACGTGCCCCACTATCCAAACCTACAACGGTAAGAGTAGTTCTTATCTGAGTATTATCACCAAATAAAGTGTTGATAGTTGTTGCTGTTAAATTAAATTGTGTTCCTATTACTGTTTTAGAAACATTTGTTCCTATTGTTGTAGTTGAATTAATATTTTGATTTATTGATGATTTATTATTAATCCCTACCCCATTAAATTGACTTAATAATCTTATATCTCCAATTGTAACACTATAACCATTTGATTCAAATGTTTGAGTATTACCTAAATAATTTAGAGTTTGAGGGGTAATTGCTAATTTAGCTCCTTGTTTAAGAGTAATAGCAGCAAAACCTAAATCTAATACAGGTAATTTAGCTGTTCCTCTTGGTAAAGTTACTAATTTAAATTTCATTATTTGTTGTTCATCTGGGAAGGCTTCTAGTAAAGGCATATTATCTATTGCTTCCCCATAATAAGCAGAACCTGATGGATGAATTGGGTTATACAAAGTATAATCTATTTCATCATCTGCTAATGCAAATTGTGTAATTCTAAAAGAACCATCACCTTTGGCTATTAGTTCTCTTCCTTTTTTTGTTAATATTGCGTCTACAGTAATAACACTATTGTTAAGATAACCCACTGAATTTTTTGTTTTTTAATTAATGTATGAAAAGGTATGTCCTTTTCTTATTTTTTTATTATTTCCTATTAATATTGATATAATTGTTCTTTTCTTTATATATTTTTTTAAATTAAAATTATTCATTTTATTATAAATATGTTATTTTATTACTCCTTTACCTATTAAATTGGTAATTATTTCGGAAGCATTTTCTTGTAATGAAATTACAGGGAATTCTGGAAATAAAAGTCCTGATGTTGATGATTCTTTTGGGGGATTTGAATAAGGATAAGTTAATCCTAATAATATACTATTGGCATTATCAATATATCTTCTTACTAAAAAGAAATCTTTATTTATAGATGTTGGTACTTCCTTGTCTAACTCTATTTTTAATCTACCTTTTCCATCACTTTCAATATTTTGTTGTGGTGGAGTTATTTTTTTAATTTTATAAGTATAATTTTCATTATTACCAAATCTTATTTCATCTCCTTCTTCAAAATTTATTGGGTAAATAATAGTATCAAATCTTGTACCTTCAGGTTCTTCTCCTCCAGGATGGTATTCTGAAGGTCCTACTTCATAATTTAATTCTCCTTGATAATGAGAACCTCCGTATGCTTCATTTATATTAGATGAAGACATTATTAATATTCTTTGATCTAAAATATCATTTCCACCTCCTGCTGAACCTGTAAATACCCAAAATGGGGCTGAACCTGTATTATCTCCTGATAATAAATGGGATTTAGAACCAAAGTTTGTAATTTTGGTTGGAAGTTTTTTTCCCTCATATCCTTCAGGGTAAAATACACTTTGAATTTTTCCTTTACTTTTATTTATTTCCCCATTTATTTCCCATTTAATAATATCATTTCTATTAAATATGTAATTTCCTGAATTAGCTTTTATACCCCATTCTAAAGCTACGATATCTCCTTTATCTTCTATACCTCCATCTCCAGATTTATATAATCCTTTTTGTTTTAAGAAAGTTTTAATAGCACGATTTAATAATACTATTTCTATTTGAGAACTTGAATTTAAACCTATTGCATGAGTTGAATTTTTACTTAACCTTTTATTAAAATGGGTAAATTTATTAACAGAATTGATCTTAATAAATCTTACAATATCATTATTTTTTCCTATAACAGAACCTACATTAAAACTTTTCCCTCCTTTTTTATGAACTATTAAAAATATATCTTCTAATTCAAAAGGAATATTATTGCTTCCACTTAATAAACTTAATTTTACATTTAATTCTGCTCCATTACTATTATATAACCAGTTTGTAGTAAAAGAAGTTTCTAAAAATATATGTTGAGTATCTCCTAAATTATCACCAATTCCAGGGTCTCCACCAGGGAAAGTAATAATACCTAATGAATAAGGATTAGTAGCATAACTTTTAACTTCTATTTCTTCAGTAGGGTCTAAAACTTTATATATTGTCTTTGAAGGGAGACCATCTAATGAAGAAGAACCTAGAGCTGAAAAACTATAATCATCAAAAGCATTCTCATCATCATTATCATATAGACTTATACGACCTGACCCAGTTAAAGGGATATCCCTTGAATAACCAATACTTGAAGTTTGAGTATATAATATAGGGGTTATTAATTTTCCTACTAAATGTGTTGGGTATAAACTATTTAATTCTTTTAATTCTTTACTTCCTGAATTAATAGAAATACTTGCTAACCCTCCTTCTGGGAAAGATTGGATTAAAGTTGTTAATCCTGTTCCTTGTAAACTAGGTGGAATTGCATTTCCTTCTTCATCTATTAAATAAGTTAAATTTATATTAACAGTATCATTAAGGTTAGGATAGACATCTCTAATTGAATCAAAATATCCAAAGAAAGCTGTTCTTAATTCTATAGTAGGTAATTTACCATAAGTTCCTGTATCTTTGGGAGTCCAAACATTTAATCTTTCACTTGTTGATTTTGAACCAATATATCTAGAAGTAATAATACTTAAAGAAGAATAATTTGAATCAGGTACTTTTGCGGGGGTTGCAGTTCCTTCAAATATAGATGCTGAATTAATAGGATTATAGATATCTGTTGTATAATCTACTTCCATTAACCAAGTATTATCTCTTGAATTTACATAATTATTTAATAATGGTTGGCAATCTAAAGCTAAATTAAAAGGTAAAACTCCTGACCCAAAGAAGGTTGGGAGTATAACTGCTGAACTTGTTGGTTCATTAAAATTTCCATATTCATAAGGTTCATCAAGTGGGGATAAAACTGAATCATTAGGATGAATACTCATAGTATATTCACTAATAGTTAAACCCCCATTAAGACTTTTATTAACATGGATTGCCATTCTAAAGGCATCATCATAATCAAAATTTCCTTGGAAAGAACCAGATATTGTAACTCTATCTTTTGAACTACTATCAGGAACAATAAAATCCTCTGATAGTATAATATCACCCTCCTCTATATTAGAATCATTTTTATTTCCTTGATATACTCTTAAAGAACCTGTAAGCCTAAAAGTTTCTTCAGTACCTACCTTAATAGATTGAGTTATATATAATTTAGGATAATCATTATCTTTTTGGAAACCAACCTTAATACTTGAAGTTATATTAGTAAATTCATATTGTACATAATACATACTTTCAGTAAGATTAGAGTGAGGAGTTGTTCCTGATATAGGACTATCAGTAAAATTGTAATAACCTGAACTACTTATGATTTGGGAGGATAAGGTATCTGATGAAGTAATTTCGTAATCTCCAGCAGATGAAGTATTTTTTAATATTACTCTAATGTCAGCCGTTCCTTCATTATTTCCACTTGTTAAATTAAGATTCATCAATGCTGGTTGCAATAGAGTTCCTTGAGATTGGATAAAAGAATCCCCACTATTGTTTCCACTCTCATCATTATACTCATAAGCACATTGCCAATTATCTATTATATATTCAAAATCAGTATCAGTTTGAACTTCCATTCTAAAGTAGAAAGGACGAGAATCATTTCCTAATCTTGAAACAAACCATGCTTTGTTAAGAATATAATAAAAAGCCGCTTGACCTGCAACTATTGGGTTTGATTCTATTGGAGTCCAACCCCCTGAAAGAGATGAAGTTGTTCTAGAATAAGTTAATCCTAATCTCTTTCCACCCTCTCCATCTATATCTAAATAAAATTTGAGTTGCAAAGATGTTACCGAATTGGTTTCTAAGAAAGAATCTGCATCAAATTCCCATCTTCCATCTTCATGTTCTTTATTAAATACTCCGTTACCCCCAGGTTCTCCTCCACCACTTTCATATCCTTCAAAATCAAGATTTAATAAATTCCACCCACTTCCTGAAAAGGGGTAATAAAAAGATTTATCTGCTCCCATATCTGTAACAGTTCCTATATTTAAATCATCAAAATGAAAATCAAAACTTGCTGAACCTGAAGATAATATCATAGGATGTCCTGAAGAAGTAGCCCCTGCATTATCATAAGACCAAATATTACCTTCTAAGTTTGAGTCCCATTCTGATACTGAAAAATAATTTTCTTCTAAATCTACAATTTTTGTTCCGGGATTAAATGAAGAGGTTTGTCCCTCTGTAAAGTTAATTGTTTTTGCAGTACTACTTCCTGAATGGTATATCCCTAAAGTATTAAAGAAAGAACCTGTAGCCCCATTATCTGAAGCACTATAATAAATAGAAGCAGATATTATCCAAGGTATATTAGAAGTTCTTTGGGGATTGTATGTTCCTTTATCAAAATTATCATTTGTAAATAAATTGCTTGAAGTAAAATTAACTGAGCCCGTATCCATAAAGTTTTGGTCATCATTAAGAGTACCATTCCAATATTGAAAATATTGTAATTGGATAGGTGTCGCTCTTTTTAATTCTCCTTGTGATTGATTATCTGTATCTTGTGATGATGAGAAATTACCATCTACATATAAACTCCAATTTTCTGAACCTTTATTTTCGGTTAAATCTTCAGTAGAATAATCTCCTTGAGATTGGTCTATTGTTAATAATATATTAGAAGAATTCACTTGGAACCCATTTATAAAATACTTCTTACTACCCTCTGGGAATGTAAAGGTAATAAAATTTAAATCATATGTTATAAAATCTGAGATTTGATTACCATTAATATCAACATTAGATAATTTAATATGAGTAACTTCATATTCATTTAGATCAGCATTAAACAGAGTTAAAAACCATGCATATCCATTTATTGGAGAGTTTTTAGGATTTGAAAAATCTGAAGAATTAACTGTTCCCCCAATATGAGAACCTATATCAACATTAAAAAATATTGGATTAAAATTTAAAGGAGTATCTATAACTTGTATGTAAGGATTACAATCAGGGTTTAAATCTTGTTGTGTTGCTATTATACAAGAACCACTAAATACCCCATCATAAAATTCAGCTTGGTCCCAAACTTCTACAGTTTCTTGACCTAATTTTCCTTTTTTAGTTTCAAACCAACTTTGAGTTATTTCAAACCTATTTGTTAAACCATAAGCAGAAGCAGAGGGTGACGTATATAATCCATTAAATATTTCAAATGTTCCCCCTGTTCCTCCTTTAAATCTATAAATAGAAGAACCACTATTATATTCATATTGCCCTGTATCTCCTGAACCTGTATTATAATTTCGTGATTGGGGTTTAATAGTTCCTAAATATTGTTGATCTTCAGTTGAGATTTGTGCTGGCCTTTGTCTATTTCTTTCTAAAATATGTTGTTTAACTACAACCCCTGATGATAAACTCATTCTTGCAGGAATAAAATCTTTAATCATATTAAATAAAGAATTATCAAAAAATTTCATTAATCTTATAAAATCTCTCACATCATAACTTTTAATATATTTATTAAAATATGAATCTCTTAATATATCTAAATCTGTATAACTTCTATCTGATGATGAAATTTGTCTTGGGTCACCTATATATTCTCCTATATTAAAATATCCTAATTGGGCATTAATATCATCATTTATTTCATCTTGTGGGGAGAAAACAACCTCTAAATAATTTATATCAGGACCATAACTTCCACTATTTACAGAAGTTTGTTCTAAACTTATAAAAGGAGAAAGTTGATTATCCGAAGGTTGATTACTATTTTTTATTTGTATTTTATCTGTAACTCTATTTTTTATACCTGCTGGTACTTGATCTTGAAATATGTTTTCTACATTAGTAACCCATTTTTCACCAGAGATAAAAAATTCACTACCAACATCAAATGATGATGTTATTTGTGATGCTGATCCGGTTACTCTAGGATGTATTGATGTTCTACTACCTGTATCTAATTGAGTACCTAAAGCTGCTCTAAAATATAATTGGTCGGGGGTACCATTAATACCATTTCCTTCTGTAGAGTATGGATTAACAGTATAATCATAAAAATTATTTTGAGATGGAGATTGTGTCCAATACCTTAGTTCTTGAAAAGAACCGGAAAAAGGTTGGTAAACCCCCAAACCTGAAGGGGTTACATCTACACCTTTATTTAAATAACCAATTGAAGCATCACCCCAAAAAGAACCATCAAACCCTGTATTAGATGAAGATTCATTAAAACCAACTTTCCCATCTATTTCATTTGCGACATATAAAGATGCAGTATTAGAATTTACATTTATTTGTACTGCCCACCAATCTTCGTTAAAGAAGGGTAAATAAACACTAGCTGAAAGAGAAGGGTCATCATCTGCTGCAGGTATAAATTTAAGTCTTCCGTAAGTATCATAAGGACTAGCAACTGAGCCTGAATATGAGCCTGATACAAAACCATAACCTGTATATTCTAGTACTACATTACCACCATCATCCGTTGAGAATAAAGATTGAGAATATCTAATACTAGTGCTAGCTATGTTATTGGTAGGTGAAGGTATACTTGGAGATTTAAATCTAAATTGAACAGATGCAGGGGAAGAATCACCACTTGGAAATTTAGGATTTGAATCCCAAGATGATGAAATAAAATTATTTGCATCTTCACCAGTGTCAAATGCATAGTTAAATACATCTTGTTCTAAATCCCAAGCTTGGGTATTATTTTTATCTTTTCCTCCAAATTCATTTATTCTTAAAACAGTATTAGGAATTCCATATGACGTAATTAATGCCCTTAAACCTGCTTTTGTTCCTTTTGTTTTAAGTAAATAAGGAATGTTATGGTATATACGTTTATATAAACGCTTATTAGCATCATCTAACGGTATTATATCATTTGACGCTGATACGCGTGTATCTATGTATTCAAACCCATTATTCACGGGAATTGTGCTACTTATATTATTAACAGGGAATGTATCAAAAGTTGATGTAAATCCTAGAAAAGCATTATATAAATCATCAACATTAAATTTATTAGAATATAATTTAATTCCAAATTCTTTAATAGCATCAGAAACTAAATCTTTTGATATCCCATATTCTAATCTATTGTCATTATTAAATTTATTAGTAATATCTTTTGTATAAACCCAAATATTATCAAAATGTTGCCCCACCATATCCATAAACAACTCATATTGTCTATTTTCAGAATCTTCTTTTAAATATTCTGGAATGGTAAAATATAACCAATCATTATTATTTTCATCATATAAAGAGGCTGTTAAAGTAATATTATCTACCCAATTTATAACTTCACTACTTCCTGTTGGGTATAAAACATAAGGAACTTTTGAACTTGATTTAGGCCACGAATAATTTGAACCACTATCATAATATAAGAAATATTCATAACCATCAAAATTTTTTATTATATTATCAATTTGTGAAGTTAATATTGTTTTACTAGATATATATGGTAAAGTATTAGTTGTGTCTCCTGTAATATTATCTAAAGTATTACCTAATTCAATATTTATATCTTCTATTAATTTTACTTTAAAATAAAAATTTTCTAATCTTGTTTTTGCAGAAGAAAAATTAATAAATTCACTAAAATTTTCATAATTAATATTAATATTTATTTCTTTTTTGTTTAGTAATGATTGGAGTTGGTTAAGAGAACTAGTTAAAGAAGTATCAACTAAATCTTGGTAACAATATTCTATATCTGAACTCCCTTTTTCTTTTTTAATATTTAAATTAAAATTAGGACCCGAAATATATTCAAAATCTTGTATTATAATTTCCTCTTCAATAAAAGATACTGAATATAATTGTGGTTCTGATATAATTTCTATTATCCATAATTCAGATTTAATATCAAACTCTGAAGGTAATGGTTCATATAATTTAATTAATAAAGTATCATTATCATCAACTTTTAAATTATTAGATATTATAGTTTTGTTATTACCAAAATTTAAATAAAAATCTACAAAATATAAGGACTTATCTCTATATTCTATAAAATCCAAACTTGAAGAAATAAGTGATTCTTTATCCTCAATATTAATATCTAATCTAACTTCAGTTCTATCTGAACTTATTTCTTTTATAAAAAATTTATTATTAAGATTTGAATTAGCAACATTTCTATAAAAATTATAAAATATATTATATGTTCCTAAATCAAAATTATAACTTTTTAAGTCTTCTATTGGATTTAATAATATGTCTCCTCCTTTAATATTAAAAGAAGTTAATATTGTTGTTGTGGAGGGAAAGATTAAATTTTGATTTTCATCATATATATAAAATTCTATATAATCTGTAGATGATATAAAAGAGGTATCTAAATTAAAAGAAGATATTAGTCTTTCATCTGATTCTATATAATTTTGGAATTCAAATGTAGTTGGATTTAATTGAGTTATTTTTGTCGTAGGGTTCATCCAATAATTTTATCAAGCTCTTCATCAACATTAATATTAAGTTGATTTAATTGTCCAGTTTTTATTTTTTTACCTGTAGTTAATTCTAAATTTTTGATTTGTTCATTTAATAAATTTTGGCGTAAATTAGATATTTCTAACCTTAAAGCTTCTATTTCTATATTATTATCTTCAAATTTATTATATTCACTACTTGTTTTAATTAAAAATTCATGAGAATTGGTTTCACCCAAAGCCGGTATATCATAAAAAAGAGTATTATAATCCCCAAAGAATTTATCAACACTAATTTCTTCTTCTATTTCTTCATTTATAGTTTTTACACCTAATTCTTGAAATAAAGTATCTATTGTATTAGAATATTGAGATTTATTAAAAACCTCTTTATTTAAATCTACTTGTTTTTCTGTATTCATTATCCATTTATGATTTTAAAATAATAACTATCATCCAAAATTAAAGTATTATCATTTATTAAGGTTTTAATTAAAATTTTATAATATCTTTCCGGTTGTAACCCATTCATATAAATATCAAAATAGCTTCCTTCGGAATCAGAACTTATTTTTGTAAAATCATTATCAAAATTTATTAAAAATTCATTAGTATCTAAATCTTTAATGGCATAATAAGAATTTTGTGGTAATACATAATTTTGTGTATAAATAGAAGAGGTTTGGAAAACTCTTACAGGATATTTAGGTCTTACATTTAATCTAAATCTATTAACACTTTCATTAAAAAATATGCCAGGATTTTCATTTAATCCTACAAATAGTTGTGGGGTGTCTATTACAGAAAGACTACCTGTTACATATGAAGAATCATCCCATTTTATCTCTAATACTGGAGGGTAAATTGTATGGGTATCTGTAGAATAATATTGCATTACCGGTTGGGTTGAAGGTGAAGAATTAAATTCTAAAATATCTTCCCACTTTATTAAAAACCCTTCATTTATTATATTAGTATTTTCCCCGATATCATTTGAACTAGAATACCAAACATTAACAATATCTGTTACATTAACATTTAAATCCTTTTCACTTCTTAAACTAAAGGATTGGGTTACTTTAATATTAATATTTAAAATATCTGATGAACCTGTAAACCAATTTCCTCCTCCAATACTCTCAGAATAATAAGCATTTACATAGGATGGTAAAGAACCTGTAGGTAACCAAGCATTACCATCTTCAAATGTTCTCCAAGTCCAACTTGCACCATTTGTAGAAGCAGGAGAATCTAAATATGTTCCTGAACCATTATCCCAAGAACCTGAAATAGGATATATTTCTAATTCAGATTCCATAATAATTCCTTGGGCTTCTGCTATAAAAACTCTTAAAGTACTCTCAAAATTTGAACCACTTACTTTATTATTAATAACATCTTCTAATTCATCATTATCAAATTTAATTAAAAATCTTGATGTTTGAGCAATAGGATTATAATGTACATTTATATTAAGAGTTTCAATTATAGGGTCTATCCCAGTATTCATTGAAGGATAAAATGAATATAAAGTTGTATCTTGTGATGGAAAAAGTTTGTAATTCGCCATTATTTATTTTATTAAGTAATCATATATTTCATCTAAATTAGGGTCTCCAGGACTTAAACTATCATCATAATCATATAATTGATTTGCAATATCTATTGAAATATCTATATCAATAATAGCCATTTCATCTCCTCTCCAAAAATCAAAGTTTGTAAAGTTTTTTAATGTATCTCTAGTTGACCACTCGTTAGGTGTATTTTTTAAGTTAGTAATTTTATCTAATATTTCTTGTTTAACTTCTTCATCAGACATCATATCCTATTCATTTTCATTTATAAATTTTTTAAATGCTTCTATATAATCTTTCATAATTTTTATATTGATACTACTTTACCTTTTATATCTTGGTTTAAAAATTTTATTTCAAAAATACTTGGGTCCAATGAAGGATAAACTACATCGTTTTGTGTTGCACTTTCAATATCATAAGCATATTTTGAATAATTTAAGGTTGTTCCTGTTTTATTTTTTATTTTTACTTGTTTTACTGTTTGTACCCCATTAATATTATCTAATAATACTGTTATATCTCTTATTATAATAGGTTGATTAATTTGCCATTTATCAATAATAAAATAGTTTTGAAGAACTAAGATACAACTATTTAATACTTCTTTATTATTAAAATTAGGTAAAGTTATAATTTCAAAATTACATGAAATGTTAATTATAAATCCATCTCTTATATTAATAGAATCCCCAACCATTTTATATTGATTGAGGTAGGTTTTTAAATTTTGTTTTAAGGTAGTAGAAGCTGTAGTTAAATTTTTATTTATATCATAAGTTAAAACATATAAATCTAAAGTATTTCCTTCATCTTTAATTAAAGGTTTTTGAATATGGGCTTTAGATATAACACCAAATTTTGAAGGCATACTTAAACTTCTAATTAAATAATCATCCGCTGTAACATTTCTCAATTGGGTAGAGAATGAAGATAAGGAATTTTGTCTTATTTCTTCAATATTATCCCCCCCTTTTCCCCCACTTGCTGCTAATTCATTATTAACTGCTAATGAATTAAAAACATATTGAGATGTTGAATCATTTAAATTAGAATTAATAAAAAAAGTATTTGAAGTATTTAAACTTGTTAAACTATTAGATGGTACATTTGATTCAACTCCCCCCCCCTGTTATATATCTTACTGTTAATGTTATATTTGAAGGAGCAATTCCATAAGTGTTTGTAAACAGAAAATTTGTTGGTGAATATGCAGTAGTTAATTTATTTTTTTCAAAGGGTAAACCTAATCCCACGTTATTAGGGTTGGGAATAATTTCTTCATCATTATTGATAGAATTTCCGGCTCCAAATTGTATTTGTAAAGTATCTTCACTTAAAAATCTTGTAACAAATCTTCTTTGAATTTTTTTAGTTTTTAAAATATAAGGAGAATCATTACTATTTATATAATTATTTGGGTCATTTATGTTAGTATTTTTTAAACTATCATAAATTAATTCTTGGGCTAAATAATCTACTTCATACCAAATGTTCCCATCAGAATCTACAATATCTAAAATTTCAGCTATATTAGAAACATTAATTTCAACGGTTGGGAATTCTTGATAATTACCAAAAGTAAAATTTATAGTATTTATATTACCTGAATTTGATTTTCTAGTTTTTTTTAGTAAATAATATTGTGGTTGTCCATCTGCAATTTGAGCAATACTAACTTCTGTAGGGTCTAAAGAATTAGAAATACTAAAATCTATTGAATCTTCAATTATAAAATTAACACCAGAATTACTTATTGGAGAAATAATGGTATTTGCTTGTATGAAAAGAGAATAATCAAAATCTGGTATTACTTGGCTCCCCATAACCTTAGAAGGAACTAATTGGAAAAAATCTAAATCTACATTTGATAAACCTGTTACTTTAGGTTTATAATGCATCATATAAGCTAATTCATATAAATTATTGGTTTGTTTGGCATGTTGTAAAAATACTTCTTGTATTTGATTATCAAAATAAAAAGATAATACATCTCCAACATAAGAAGCCATTTCCATAAACATCATACCTGGAGATGAAGGGCTGAAATCTGTGTAAGTGGTTGGGAAATAGGTTTTAGAAAAATTGATTAATTGGCTTCTAAAATCATCAAAGTCCTTGTTTAAATATTTTATTGTTCTATTAATACCCATTATCTAAAATTTAACTTTATTTGGTCATTTATATTAGTGTTTCGTATACTATAATTTATAACTACATTAATTTCATTAAAATCAGGATTAGTTTTTATTTCTATTTTATTTAATAAAATTTGGGGAAAATTATTTACAATTTTCATTTGTAAATCTTCTTTTAAAAAATCTAGATTATTATCACTAATTTGGTTAAATATAAATTTTCTTATTCCTGATCCAAATGAAGGATTACCAACTCTTTCTCCAGGATTAGTTAGGAAATAATTAATTAAATTATTTCTAAGAGCATCTTTAGTTTGAAAATTTTGAGTAAATACTCCTTTACCATTAAAAGGAATACCTACCCCTATGGCAACACTTGCTCTTAAATCATTAGGATGTATTTGTTTTATTCCAAAAGCCATTATTATACTTTACCTAAATTTAAAATTGTATCTAAAGATACTTCTCCAGGAGGTAAAGTACCATTTTCATTATCTATAGGGGTACCCTTTGGTTGAAATTCACCATGGAATTGGGAAGTATTAAAATTTGCAGTTTCATTTATAACATTTTTATATGCTTCTCTCATTTCTAATTTATTCATCTCAGGACCATTAGGAGATGGAATTGGGTTAAAACTAGTAGAGTTTGAGTTTAAACCTTCTTGAAGTGGAACTATTTTAAAATTTTCTCTATTACTTTTAACAGATTCTAATATAATTTCTTTAAGGTCTTCTTTAAATGCAGTTTTAACTTCTTCTCTAACTACTTTTCTTAAAAGTTCAGTTAATTCTTTTATTTTCATTTTAAATAAGTTTATTATAAATATGTAATTAAAAAGGTTTTAAATTATTAGACTTAATGTAAAATACTAATTCATCAATTAAAATTTGTTCACTTGAACTAAAAGACACTTCGCCTTCTAATAAAATTACCCCTGATTTATTTTTTGCCACAGCATGTTTTCTTTTTATATTACCAATTAATTTATCATCAAACACAGTACTTATTTCAAAACCATTTATAAAAGCAACTTTTGGGGAGTTGGGTTCATTTTGTTTTATTAATAATTCTTGTAATTCGGGATTAATTATTTCTAATTCTGGTAGTTCTATGGATTCTTCAATATTTCCATAACAACTAACTAATAATTTATCAATTTGGTTTAATAATATTAATATGAATATAATAGAAGCAATTAAAAATACTAAAGACATTAAAATTTGTTTATTTAATTTTTTATTATCTTCTTCTAGTTCCTCAAAAATATCTTCTAAATTTATTAATTTAGATACAATAGGATAAGCAACCCCAACACCTACAGGAGCACCTAAAGGTAAAATTATATTAGAAATTATAATTTTTCCACTTTTAAATAATTTTGATAAGGCAATAAAACCACCTGCAATAACAATATTTAATATTAAAGATTTGTAAAATTTATTTAATTGTTTTACAACATTATTTCTTTTATTTATTATTTTTTTAGAAGTACCAATACTGGGGCATACTTTTTGAGAAATTTGACTTATTTTTGTAATCCCAAATTCTACTAATAACCCTAAGACAATTGGTAATAGTCCAGTTTGTATTTGAGTTATAATTTTAGATATTGATTTTTTTCTTTCTATTATAACTCTTTCGGGTATGGATAAAATTATAGAATTTAATTTACTTATTTTATCATCTATTTGATTTTGAACTGAAATTAATTCAGCTTCAGCGGCTTTTTTTATATTTAATAAATTTAAAGTTGGAAGCGATTGTTTTATTTCTCTATTTAAAGTCAATAATTCTTGAATACCTGGAAGAAATCCTTCTTTACTATAATATAATAAGGGTTTACTTAAAATTATACTAGATAAAATTGGAACTTTGATTTTTATTTCAAAATTACCATTAACATCTGTTTTAGTTTTTTTTGCTTTAGCTAATATTGCTTTAATATTAACTCCTTCTAAAGGTTGTACTGTTAACTTATCATAAATTTTTCCCCTTATAGTATATTCTTCAATGGTTGGGATTTTTTCAGCAATTTCCTTAATATCTTCCTTAACATCCTCAAATTTTTCTAATAATGCTTTACCTTCATCTGTTTGTAGGAAAAAATTTGCTATTTGTAATAATTGTTTTTCTTCCATTTTTTAAGACAATTTTACTTTATTAGATAAAAAAGTATCCATATTATTATTTATTGAAGATAATAAATTTTTAAAAGAAGCAGCATATATGGAAGTAGGACCTAAATAAGGTTCATTTTCAAGAGAGGTACATAAATTTTTTAAAGCCTGAATTAATCCTTTGAAATTATTAATAAAATTATCCCCCAATACTGCAGATTGGGTAGAATTTACTTGTCCTAAATTAATTATATTTCCTATTAAATTTATATTTTTATTGGAAGATATTCCTATATCATCCACTGATGATAAAATTATATTCTTACCTGATGTAAATATTATATTGTCTTTTTTTGAATTTAAAAATATCCTATCAGTATTAAATATTATTTGTGGTTTACTATATGATGAGGGTGATTGAGGTGTTTGATTTTTTGAAACAATATTACCAAAAGGAGCTTGACCTTTTTTAACCCCTACAATATCTAAAGGTAATTTTTGGTTAGAAGTTAAATAAATTGAGGATAAATCTTTATTTATATTCTCTATTCTTGGAACCCATCCCCTAGAATCTAGATCAGGATTTTGACCATTACTTATTATTGTAATAGGATTACCATTATCTCCAGTAGTTGACCAAGGATTTTTATCTTTGTTAGTTGAACCTAATCTTACAGCATTACCAAATCTTCCCTCAATAATAACATCCCCTGCAAAGTTAAATAATGGGTGAATATCAGACTTTTCTTTGAAGGTTCCCCCTATTCTTGGACTATTTAAATTAATACCCTCATTTTGATTTGAAACTTTTTCAGAAGAACCATCTTCTATGTCATTATAAGATTTAACCTTAGAATTAGAATTAATTTGGAAAGAATTAGGATAAGCATTATGATGGGGATGATTCCATAAATTTATAGTACTTAAATAATAATAACTTGTGTTTGAAGTTCCAATTCCTATTTGATTATTAGATAATTCAATTATTAAAACTAACTCATTTACTAAAGGAAACTGTTTTATATTTGATAATAAGGGTTTAGCAATAGGTTTAGATTTTGTATTCCCAACTTGAAAATTTACTATCTCAAATTCTATATAACCAATACTTTGCCATCCTCCTAAATTACCAAATAAGGGGTGAGAATCATCTAAAACTATATCTTTAACTCTAGCTGAGATAAATGTTGATGATAAGTTTTGAAGTTGATTTTGATTTGAATTACCTAAAGTTTTAAGATTACTAAATCCATATTTAAGTTTCATCGTTTATAGAATTATTTAATTTATTTAATTCTTCCATTAATTCAGTTTTTTCTTGTTCAGTTAAACCCAAACTATTTCCTTGTGTAGTATTATTATTCATTATTTTTTGGATAAGATTTGCCATTTTTATTAAATGGTCATCATTTTTTATACCTATTTCTAAATAATCTTTTATAAGAGGAACAACAATTGTAGCATCTCCTACATCATTAATTAAAAGTTTTAACTCATTTATTAATACATTAACTTGATTTTTTACCCTATGTTGGTTGGTATATATTTCTTTAATAATATCAGAATATTTTTTATTACCAAATATTTTTTTATCTAGTTCTTTCATAGTATTTTATTATAAATATAAAAAATTTAGGGTTTGAAATTCACCCAATTATGTTCTAAATAAAAATCATAATTTTTTTTAAATATATCTCCTAATCTATCAGCTATTTTAGTAATTTTGGGGGTTTTCACTTTAAGACCACTTAATGACATTGTTTCTCTTATATTTATATATAATGCTTTTTTATTAAATATCTCTAAATATTCTTTTTTTCTAAATAATTCTAGAATAGCATCAGCAACTTGGGCGTCATTTTTTTTAGGAAATAATGATAGAAGATTTTCATCACAATATTTAATATAATATTCTAAAAAAATCTCAAGGTCTTTTTTTTTATTCTCGTTAATAGTATAAAAATGTTTTGTGTTTTCTTTAAATAATTCTGATATATCTATTTTTTGAATTCTTTTTTTATAAATTTCCTCAGTGTATAACATTAACCAACGTTTAACTATTGTCCCAAAATAAGAATAGGCTTTTGGAGGTGTTAGTTTTTTTAATTTTTTCATACATTCCTCTGAAACTTTTATATTTTTAATAAAATCGTTTATTTGTTGTTGAGTAACAATATCAGCTTTACCTATGTATTTTACAAAGTCTCCATCATAACTTTCTTCAAATTCTTTAGTAATTATTTTTATTAATCTTTTTTGGATATTTTGTTTATGACTATATAAATGAATTTTACTTAAAAGAAATACAATAATTTCATGTTGGAGATCTTCTAAATTATCTACCTCTGTATAATAAAATTTGTATGTATGAATTATATTTTCGGTTAACTTGAAAAAAGCATAATGTATATCTTTTTCATATATATTACTTCTTATTTTTGAATCAGAAGTTTTATTATATAAAATTATAGAATTTTCAGTATTCTTTGTGAAATAATTTTTAGATTTTTTCTTTCTCTTTGGAGGAGGTGTTTGGGGTGTTATCATTTATAGGTTTAAATTGTGAGAGTAACTCATCAATGTATTTTATTTGTTTAAAAAACCAACCTATTTCGTCATCACTTTCAAATGAACCTTTTGTATCAATTTCCTTTAATTTTATTGATGAGAAGGTAATTGTTTCTTGAATTTTTTCTATAAATTCTTCTTGATATAAAATAATATCTTCTTGTTTTTCATTTTTATTTAATAAATTAAAAGTAGTATATACTAAAATTAATACTATTACTATTAAAATTATTATAGAAGTTTCCATTATATTTTATTTAACATATCTTTTAATCCTTGACTTTTTATTGAACTAAGTGAAAGGTTAGATATAGTTGAGTTGGTTTTATCCTTTAATATAAAACCTTTTTTTGGAGATTCCACATTATTTTTAAATTCTCCTGAATATTCTGTTTCAAATTCAATTCTTGATGCTAACATATCTGCTTGATGCAAAATATATGGTAAAGAAGACCTGAATTTAGTTTCAGGCATAAATGATTTTAAATATACTTCATTTCCTGGATCATATAAACCATCATGAGTTTGTATAGCAATATATTCATTTTCACTTACTAAAATCCTATTTTTTTGAAGAATATATAATCCTCTGTCGGGAACTTTCATAAATTGGATTTTGGTATTAAAACTATAATTTTCCCCTAAATTTTTCTTTCTCCAAGCATCTTTGGAGGGCAAATGAATATATTCCCCATCATCATTTCCCATTTTTCCTAAATCATGATTTATTGCTGAAAACATTAATTCTTCTTTTGTAAAAGTAGAAGAATCCATTCCCATTTTCTTCCAAAGAATATAAAGACTTTGAGAAACACTAATTACTCTATTAACATGGTCTATATAACCACCTGGAATAGCATTATGGTATGCCCTTTTATGTGAAGCAGGCATTAACATTAATTCCTCTTCATGTTTTTTATAAAAATTTAGTAATTGTTTTCTTCTTGGTTCTGATATATTAGTTTTAATATTATTTAAAAATTCATTCCAATTTTCTAACATTTTTTCAGCTGATATGTTATTCATAACTTTTATTTATTTAATTATTAATTTCTTTTTCTTGAAAATTCATTTGGGGAAAAAGGTTCTGCTTCTATCATACTTTTTAATTCTGCAATTATTTCTGATGTTGCTTCAATTTCTTTTCTATAAGCTGAAAGTGGTTCATTCATTGCTGGTATTCTTTCTAATCTTACCATTTTAATTTCTAATTGCTCTAATCTTTTACTTATTAAGTTTCTATTTCTCATAACATTGTTATTATTTATAATTTGAAGTTATATAATTTATTTGGGGTCTCCAAATTATTTTAAAAATTCTTTACCTTTTTTTATGATTTTTAATAAAAAATTGCATTTTTCATATTCTTCTTCTGTTTCAAAAAATTCAATAGCTAAATTGAAATTTTGAATTACTTCTTCATCTTCAAAACATTGATTTAAGGCATTTAAATGAGTAATATCATACAAATCAAAATTTTTAATATAAAAATATGAACGATTAAAATTTTTAAAACCCACGGATTTTATAGATTCATCAACGTTAGTATAATATTGGTCTTTATTATGTAATAATTTTTTTAATTTATTACAAAAGGCAAAATGGTTATTTATAATTTTTGAAAATGTATATATGTTGGTTGCCATTTCATCTTCCTTACCAAATAGAACATCAAATTCTTCTTTCTCTACTTCTTCATCAAAAACTATAAATATCTTATTTTTATCCATCATTAATAAATATGGAGAATAATACCCCTAAAAAAGGGGTATTAAATTTGTATAAATAATTAGGCAACATATTCCAAAGCTAAAGTAAATAACTCTGAATTAACTTTCATATCTTGTTTAAAATTTTTAATTTTACGTGCTTTTCTTAATTTAACACCATTTGAATATTCAAAACCACCACCAATAATTTTTTCTTGTACTCTATTAAATACTTTCCAAAGATCATTTCCTTTATCAGCTGTTCTTATTGGGAAAACTAAATCTTCAATATCAACAACAATATTATTTAATTCATCTGGTGTAAAACGACATTCAAGAGCTTTTGAAGCAAATTCTAAAATTTGGTTTTCTGATAACTCTGTTTCTCTCATTTTATTCATTGAATCAACAGTTAAAGGTAATTGTTCTACTAAAGCTTTAATTTGTTCTTGCAATACTTCAAATTCATATCCCATATGAACTATTTTAATATCTGCAAATTCTTCAGTAGAAATAACAATCCCATTTTCACAAATCATTCTAAAAAGACCTGCTGTGAAATGGAAAGCATTTTTTCCATCATGTGAATTTGTACATAAAATTTGTGGAAAAATTTGGTCATAACCTTCATCTTTTATGAATTGACCTTTTGAATTTCTATAACCTGTTGGAGAAGTAGAATCTTTAACAACTCCTTTAGGTAAATCATTAATTACAACATCAGGATTTCTAAATACTACTAAATGTTTTTGGAAACCTCTTGTTCCTTCTGTTCTTGCAACAACTTCTTTTACATCAACAACATTCCAACCTAATAATTCCATATCTTTTATAACACGATCAGTTGGAATATGTGTATATTTATCTGTAACCTCAGAAGAAGGTTCAGTTGTAAAAATACTTGGGGCTAAATCTCTAATTTTAGCCATACTTAAAAAATCATTTTTACTTAAATCTAACATAACTTTTATTTATTTAATTATTAATCTATCTTACGTCCCGTAAGATACGAAAGCTTCCTGTGGACTCCAAGTCTTTTTGCATAAGTTTTCAATTATTTTTGTACTAAACCAAAGGCGCTTGAGATTTCATTTATAAATTCATCCAATTCTTCATCATTTAAGTGTTTAAAGGTAGTGGCTCTTAATCTATCGATTACTTTACGGGCTTCTTTATAACCTTTCCCGGCATTTATATTGTTAAAAGTTGAATTTCCCATTTTATTTATAAATATTAAATATCTTTTTTACAAATTGAACATTTACCATTTTTTACTAATGTCATGGTGCAACATTTTTTACAAAATTTAAATTTGCTCATAATTTATTAAATTTGTTCGTAACTATAAAATACACTATCTTGATAAAATGAAAAACACAACTTAAAATCTTTATCACAATCTCTATTTTTACTAAATTGTAATGTTCTTTCTGTTTTATCTTTATTTACTTCCACGTGACACATTGCATCGGTCATATGTTTTAATCTATTTGAACCTGAAAATTCCCCACCTTTTGTGACTTGTTGAATGTTAATAAAAGTAGTATAATAATCTCCTTTATTTTTTCCACCTTTAACTTTATCTTGAAGGCTTAAAAACCAAGATTCTGCAACTCCCATTGGTACTTTGTAAGTATCTTTATACATTCCTAAAACTTCGGCAATGCTATCAATTACTATTACATCATAACCATCATTAAAAATATATTCAATTACTTCTTTTACATTTTCTCTATGATGTTTTAAAAATAAGGTTTCAACACATTTAAATTTGGGCATTCTTTTACAATATTTGTAAAAACCAATTTCATCCATCTCTCCACTTACAAATAAACATTTGTAACCTTTTTTAGTTAATGAAGAAACAATATCTAATGCAATTGTAGTTTTCCCACTTCCCGGACCACCTACTAATAACATATTTGTGGCAGGCATTAATCCACCTTCTGTAGACAAAATAATATCAATCTCTCTACTTGTTTTAAGAGGGATAAATATACTTTTATCAAATGATAATTCTGATGCTCTTATTAGTTTAATTGAAGAAGGGTTAAATTTTTTAGTAATAATTACTTTTTTTGGGCGACCTCTACCTCTTTTTTTAACTATTGACATAACCTTTATTGTATTTTAATTATTAATATAACGTGAATATACGCAATATATTTCAGGTATCCTAGTTTTTCCGCATAAGTTTTTAAAAATTATTTGGAATATTTATATATTAATTGTATATTATGTCATATGAAATTATTTCAATGTTTCAAACGAAAAAAAATAGAATGGATTAAACCTGTCCCATTAATAATACCTTTTGAAGTAACTGAAGATACATTGTATTTAATAGATTTAATAAATGAATATAGAAATGAAAATAATTTAAATGTTTTACCTTTAAATAATTATTTAATGTCTTTATCTAAACATAGAACAAATTATTATTTAGAAAAAAACATAAAAGATGGAAACTTACATGCAGGTTTATTAGCCCATACGGAAAAATATTTGGAATCCCAGTTTAGTAAAATAGGGGAAATTACTATGTATAAATACAGTGATGCTTTTAATAAATTTATGCAAAGCAAACCTCACAATAAATCAATATTGGGAAATTGGGATGAAATAGGGGGTTCTATCCAATTTAATAAATATAATCACCCCTATTATAATATAACATTTGGTAAAATATAAAAAATGGAAGAATTAACATTAATTGAACAAGCTTTAGATAAAGCCACATTAAAGGGATCGTATAATTTAAAAGAAGCCACACTTGTGGGAAATAATTTTTATGGAATTATAAATTTATTTGAAACAATGAAACAGGATGATTTAGATAAAACCGAAAAAATCATCTCATTAGAAAATAAACTTAAAAAAAAATCATAGAAAATGTTAAAAAAAATAGGAAGTATTGAGAACCTACAACACTCATATAGAGTAATTTGATAAATCAACTGATGGAATCCTCCCTAATGGAGATTTTCAAGACGAGGTGTTTAAAATAAAAGAGAATATTTGTATAAAAGAGGTTATATGAAATATGCATTTTTAGTTCCAATATACAACCATATTAGTGGTAGGTTATTCAAACGTTTTTTGAATTTACAAGAATGGTGCCCACAATTAGATGGTAAAATTTATACCGTAGTAGGTAGAACACATGTAGATGCACGAAATTGGTTATGTACTAATGGGGGAGGTTTTTATAATCCTCTAAGTTTAATCAATAAAGTAGATTATTTAATATGGATTGATGCAGATCAAGACTTTAATTATACTGAGTTAAATACATTATTAAAATATGATTCACAATTTTGTGCAGGATGGTATGTAAAAGATTTAAGTGGTATTGGGATGATAGCAGATTGGGATGAACATAATTTTAAGAAAACGGGCACAATGAAATTTTGGCATAGTGATGATATAGTTAAACAAAAAAAACCATTTAAAGTAGATTATTGTGGGTTTGGTTTTACTAAAGTATCTACTAATATATTAAAAGAAATGGAATATCCATATTTTAGACAGAGAGTAGTTGAAATAGGAAAATATAAAGAAAATGTATCAGAAGATGCTACATTTTGTTTAGACGTAAAAGATAAATTAGGTATAAAACCAACAATATTACCAGAATTAAGAATTAGACATTTAAAGGAATTATATGTTTAATATATAGAAACTATGGAAGTGTGGTAAGAATAAATAAAATATGGTAGTAAAAGAGATCAATTAAGTTTTGATTATATGGTTTGGAAGAGTAATTTTAAATTTAAATATATATAATTATTAAAAATTAATAACATGAAAAAATTTTATAGAAGTAGTAAAAATTCAAAAATAGGTGGGGTTTGTGAAGGATTAGCTAAACTCACAAACACAGATCCTATTTTTTGGAGGGTAGTTTTTATTGCCTTCTTATTTACAATTATTCCTGCATTTTTAATTTATATATTATTATGGATTGCTATTCCTTTAAAAATAGATGAAAATGAAGAAATACCCATAATCTTAAAAGATATAAAAGAAGAAAATATAAAATTTGAAATAGAAGAACTTCAATATAAGTTAGATAATGATTATAATGCAATTGAAGTAATTAATGAATTAAAATCTCAAATAAGGGCATTAAATAAAAAATTATGAAATGCCCTCATTCAATCTTAACAAAGATAAATCATTGGTGGTTTAACCTTAAATGTGGGGGCTGCAATAAAAGATTTAGAAAACTCCCCAAAGGAAATTGGGGAACAATGGAATTAATTAAAAAAGAAACTAAACGAAAATAAGTTAGAAACATTAATATGTATATAATTTGTATTTCCATCACACACCCCACCAAAAATAATCCGTATATATAGGTTAGGTATGATAATATATATTTAAATAATAAGTTAAAATCCACATATGAAAACTAAAATACTAACCGCTGAATATAAATTAATTAGAGAAGGGGAACATACAAAAATGGAGATAATAAAACCCTTATTAAATGTAGTTGAAGATTTTATAAAAGATTTACCATCTTCAGACAATGTTACCCAAATAACAGTACATAATGATCAATGTTTAATATTATATAAAAAACGATTAATACAGACCGGATTTTTGAGAAAATGAGATATATCTTTCTTTAATGAATTTAAATTTTAATGTTATGAAAAATTCAACAACAAAATTATGTGTATATGAATCACCCCAAGGTTGGTACTTTGCAGAATCATTCTGGGACTACTGGGCAGAAGAATTTGCACCTGAAGTAGAGCATGAATTAACAGACTGTATTTACTATTCTACAAAAAAGTTAGCTTTACTTGCTTTAAAATTATTTAAGCAACAAAATATAAGTCTTATCGACGAATCAGACTTACCTTTTTAATCTTAAAGGGGACTTTGTCCCCTTTTTAATTAAATAATAAATGAATTTAAATTTTAATGTTATGAAAAATTTAACAACAAAATTTAGTGTATTGAAAACAATCGATGAACCCATTAAAGAAGGTGATTGGTATTTATACAACTCTAATAATGATTCTAAAAAAACTAAATGGGTATTACTTAAAGCTAAAAAAGTACTTAATGATGGGTTATATGAATATATTGATACCCATGTACATATTTGGTGTAAAAAAATACTAACAACTAATAAATCTTAATGTTATGGAAAATTTAAAAAATTTAAAAGCTCATAAATTATTACAAATGATTAAAGATTCTCTTAATTCTCTAAAATATGGTGATAATTTAATTATAATAGTTACACAATCCGGTGGTACGATAGATGTAAATGGGGATTGGGTTGTGACTCCTTCGATTGAATATAATGCCGAATTTGAAATTCAATGTATTAGACCTGAGGGTTAAAAACAGTTTACTATTAATACTAAAAAACAAGCTTTACTTGCTTTAAAAATATTTACTAATCAATCTTCTCCTTATTGGTTGGGAGAACAGGAAATAATATATAAATATATAGATGTATATTACAAAAGAATCTTCCGAATTTCTTCTTTCAATATTACCTGAATGGACCACAAAAGATGTTAAAGGGGTAAGTAATACTTTTTATGGGACTGGTAGTCAAGAAGGGGATAATTAATAGAAATTAATGAAATATTTTATGGAAAATCAAGATGAAAAGAATTTTTTAAAAGGAATGATTTTAATTTTATTAATAATATTTGGGTGGTGGATAATACATGAATTATTTTCATTGTTTGTTTAAGATTATGATATAAGTATATAGGGGGGGGAGGGTCGTAAAGATCGTTTTTGATTCACTAATTGGTACACATCTTTTTTTTCATATATCCACTGTATATGGATACCAACGCACATGGGATATAGTACATAATGACATAGTTATATATACGGGCGTATATCGCATGAAGTATACGGGTTGGACATAATTACTTGGGTTTACCATCCAACCAAAATCTATATTCTTTATAACACTCTTTTATTCCACACATACCTTTATTTATTTGATTTTAATTAACCAACCCCATTTTATACCATTTGTTACTCTGTTTTTAATAGTAGAATAATCCTGGATCTCTTCACAGTATTTAAAATCACTTAATATTTGTTCTTGCCTTTGAATATTAAGATTCCACTCATCTTTTATTACAATTTGATAGGTTACACCTCCATATTCGTAAGTAGTCATATATTTATTTGTTAATTAATGTATAAATTAAATAAATCTCTATGTAATTTCTAAAGTAAACATTCCAGTGCCTCTTAAATATAATGTTGTGCCGGCTATAGATGTGGATGGTGTGTAGGTAAAGGAACTATCACCTTTAGGTACAACTACACTAGAGATATAAGATGAGGTAATTAAACTCATTGAAGATGGAACTATATAAGTACCTGCACAGTTAGTAGGAGAGTTACTATCATAAAAACCACTTGATGTTCTGACTGTTTCCATTGTGAAATAAGAAGAACCTGAGGGATTAGTGAAAGTAAAGGTTTTGGAGCCATTTAAATTTTCACTTATAGAACCTGATCCGTATAGTTGGGTTGATGTATATGTTGCCATTTATTTTTTATTGTTCCGCTTCTCCATTCATTAAAAATAATAATCATCTGATACTATATCAATATGGTCTCTTATCATAGCATCTAAATATAAATTAACATCACTAGCAGACATTGCTTTTATCATAGATGTAATAATATAATCATCATCATCAATAGCATCTCTAAGTCTATCTAATTTATCCCATGCTTTTTCATCTAATGTTTCACCCATTATTTTCTTTTGCTTAACTGCAGGTCCTGATCCACAACTTTCTTCAACATCTAACGGAAAAGTGTCTGGGTCGAGTAAAATATTGGGTTGATTGCGAATAACACCACCTCCCACTATTTCTTCAATAACATTAGCTAATTCATCACCACCTATATTGCCGTTTCTGTATTGGTCTAAGTGCATTTTTATTTCATCTGCATTAACTTCTACAAATTCATCTTCTTCATTTAATAAACTGCCTTCTGTTAAATACTTTCTTAAATCGAAATTGTTCATTTTATTATGTTTCAGTTGTTGCATATAAATATACGATCTCCTTCTAAGATTTAACAATAACAAATATAACTATAAACTCGTGCGGGAGGGGGACTCGAACCCCCGACCTAGAGCTTATGAGGCTCTCGAGATACCATCTTCTCCACCCCGCATATTCAATTACATATTTTTTCTTGAAATTCTTTATTATCAAGTAATAGTTTCCATACATCACTATAAGCTCGGGCTTGGGCTAACTTACAAATTCTATCATATAAATTTTCCTCAATTTTAGGCATTTCATCATGCTCCTTGAGAAATTTTACAGCCCTATTCATTATTATTTCATGAATTGTTTCTAATTCAGACATATTTTTATTTTATTAATTAATTTTATAATAATCCTTTACTTCTCGTAATTCTTTTTCTAAATCTTTAGTATTTTTATCCCTGTTTTTTTTATAAATTATAATCTCTCTTAATGTATTAATATATAAATTAATGTGGTATTTACTTGCTTTAGGTTTAAATTTTGGTTTCACAATATTTTAATTCTACTTGAAGGCAATCCTTAACATTGAAGGTGGAGCACTAATTATTGTTTTTCCGTTTTGGACCTTAATTTTTTTATTATTTATTTTAATGACATTAAATACTTGACCATTATTATACTTTTTATGATCAATAGTAACCATATCCCCTACAGTAAAATCACTTATAGTTGGTAAGTTTTTTTCAAATTCTGCAGCTCCTTCACGGGCTGTGATTTTTACTCGAAATCCTTCATCATCATACGTAATTGCTCCCAAAGACATATTAATTCCATGTTTGTTCTCTAGTGCCTGTACAGCTTCAGTGAAATCTTTTCTAAATTCTGTAAAACCTTGTTGGTTGTAATTCATAAGACCTTTATTTATTTTAATTATACCGTCAATATACGAAGGCTCCCTTAGGGAGCCTAGCCTCTTCGCATAAATCTTTAATTTATTTTATAAATCCAAATTAACTTCCAGTTGACTAATCATATCTACACATTTTATGCAAATGAGTTTTGAATCATGATTACAATACTCGGAAAAAGATTTTTTATCTTCCGTATACTTCTCATTAACTGTTTTCATACAACATCCGCATACTATATATTTTGTTTTCATTTTATTTTAATTATACCGTCAATATACGAAGGGTATCTTGGGTAGCCTAGCCTCTTCGCATAAATCTTTAATTTATTTTATAAGCACTATAAACACTTCGGGTTAATCTTATTGAATCCCTTGGATCTCCCATTATCTCTCCATCCACTATTGCAAAGGCATGCCCTTTAACTGTAATAAGATAATTACCCTCAGAAAATATTTTAATAAAATCTTTAACTTTATAAGAAACTTGTATTTTACGTTTACATTTACAAAACTTTTTCTTTTTCTCACTCCAAATCGTAATTTTACTATTTTGTGTGCGTGTTAATACTTTAGTACCATAATTTCCCTTTTTACCTAATTGTTTAATTTTTTTACCAAATGCTTGTTGAATGTGAGGTAAACGAAGTTGAATCCATGTCCCACAATATTTTTCCCTATTTAATTTAATTCTACAAAAATTATGTGCCTTATTATAATTTACACCAAAAGCTGCCGATACAGCTCTAACTACACAATCATTTGTTTCTCCCTCTTTTAAATAATCATTTTCTGACATATAACCTTTATTTAATTATGCCGTCAATATACGCATTTTTCCGGTGGACTCCTAGTTTTTTGTGCGGTATTATTTAATATTTATTGAATTCTCAGTAAAATGTGGTAAATTTGTGAATAATACATAAGTCAGGAGAGGTAGTTTATATAAAATTGTGAATTCCGCAATTCTTCATATATATTTTGGAGTATTAAAAAATAGGTTGGGTGGGTGGGGGAAGGGGTTATCACCAACTCTACCCTAACCTTATCTTAATTTACCATACGCCCTAACACTTTGCGCTATATTTTAAAGTTTTTGTGGGTTGGCTACACTTTATCAAGGTTGCCTCACCATATATAAATTAATACAAACATACATATACACATTGAGTTCTGATAATTCTATCATCTTAATATTTTTTATTTATTTACCTTTGTTATTATTTCATACCAAGGACTAAACCAATCAAGTATTTCTCTTTGACTTCCATATACCTTTAATAAATTTCTTTTCTTAATTAATATATTAATATCTAATCTTTTTTTATGTTTATCAAATTGCCATAATATGTCTGGTCTTAAATGGTTTAATATTTCGTGAAGTGCTCGATGTCGTGGATGTCCATATTCACCTACCTTATTATGTGTAACTATTTTTACCCAATCTCGTTCTCGTAATACTCTCAATAATTCATAGATAAGTTTCTCTCTATTATAATCTTCTCTATCTTTATAACCTGTCCAATGTTCATATTCTTTTATTCCTATAAACTTCATAGATGCTTTAAATTCTTTTCTTCTAATCTTATTATGGTACTCATCTACTACTATAACTTTATATTCATCTGAATGTGTCAACAGTTCAGCACCACCAAATAGTGCTTCATCATCCGGGTGTGATGTAATCATTAATTTGTCAATCACAATAGAATATCTTTATATTATCATGTCTTTGTAATATTGATGCAGGAACATCTTCAGTTACTTCACCATGCATAGCCACATTTAATATATTCCATTTATGGGCTCCATTAGCAATTAATACTATCTTCTTTGATTCCATTATAGTTTCTAATCCCATAGTAATTGCTTGTTTAGGTACATCATCGATTACATCAAAAAACCTTGAGTTATCTTTAATAGTTTGTTCAGATAAATCCACTACTCTTGTTCTTGATTTAAATGAAGAACCTGGCTCGTTAAATGCTATATGACCATTAGTACCTATTCCTAATATACATAAATCAATTCCCTTATTTCCAGGGTATTCTTTTATCTTATCTTCAAACGCTTCAGTAGGGCGGAATGGAAAATGGCAATGGTCAGGATAGATATTAATTTTATCAAATAAATTCTCTCTCATATAACTTTGATAACTTTGTGGGTGATCTATATTCATAAGATAAACATCAAGATTAAATGTTATAACAGATTTCCAATCTAATTCTCTATTGACAAGTTCTTCATATATGCCAAGTGGTGTATCACCAGTTGGGAGAGCTAGTTTAGATTGGGGATATTCTTTGATTTGAGACTCAATTATATCAGCTACAGTTAAGCTTAGTTCTTTATAACCTTTATCTAATACATTGACCTTCATTACTATAACCTTTATTTATATATACATCAAATTAAATCATTAAAATAGAAATTCTTCTTTGTTTTATATATGTTCTAAGCAGGTAGGACAAAGACCTACATCTTCAACTTCTCCTGTTATTTCATCACCACAGCAAGTGTATTCTAATTCTTCTACTTCTTTAAATAAGCGACGCTTAGCCGTAGGTCCAAATTCATTTTCTTCATACTTAATAGCTTCTTCTCCTACTAAATATTCTCCATTGTCTGCAATAGTGTATTTTTCTTTTTCTTTCATAACAAAGTGCATCATTCATCAGAATATTTCATAACTAATTCGTCATTTAATCTTATAATTGGTTCTTGAAAACTATCTAAATATCCATCTAAATAAGCACCGAATAATACCCTTATTGTTTGAATTGATGTTTCTTTTCCAAATCTATCTTCTAATTCTTGATAACTTATATCTAAATTTTTAGGGAAAAAATCAGTTACGATAGGCATAAGTTTAGCTTTTATTGATGGATCTCCTGCTTTATCATCAAATAGACTTTTCATATTTACATATTTACCTACAATTGATTTAGGAATACCCCTACCTGACTCTTCTTCTTTAAATAAGCGACGCTTAGCCGTAGGTCCTACTTTGTTTTCATTTATATATTTATTGAATTCTTTTTCGTAATCTTCCATGGTGTAAATTGTTTTAGTTTATTTTTGTTATAGTTAAGTGGTTATTTGTTATTATGATTTTTTGTCTTTCTCCTCCAAAATTTGTGGTGTTGCCCAATCATCATCTCCATAGGCATTTATTTCTATTTTTGGGTGGGGAGAATGTTTTTTGATACAAATAAAACCTTGTTTCTTCCAACAAATGTTCCTTAAATATTTTTTTATGTAATAAAATGTTATCATTATAATTCTTTTACAGACTCCCTACATACCTTAAAAGGATTTATTACGACGTTGTCCCCTCCATTTAACCCCTTTGGTATTTCCTAAACCTTTTAATTTTTTAACCCTCCGGTTATAATCATTTCGTTCGGTATCTATTTGATTATTTTTCATCTTAATTTCTATTTTATTATTTTCTGTTTTTAAACGTATTAGTAATCTAATTATATCATCTCATGATTAGGATTTTACCTAATAAATTATACGTTAATATACGTAAAATTTTGGGGGTATTCTAATATTTTTTAATATATCTTGTACGAGGAAGGGGTTGTTTTTTAAACGTTTTTAACCATTCCTTTAATTGTAAATACATTTGTTTACTTGAATTTTTACTCATTTTTTAATCAATAATTAATTTTAGTTTTAGTTATTTTAATTTCAGACCATCCACTAACTATCATTTTTAGCTTCTATTAATATTTTTTATTTTAAATCCAAAATTTTCTATTTTAAATCCTAAATATTGTCCTAAACTGCCTCCAATAAAATAGGCTACAATAGGCTGCCACAACAAATTCATTATTGCATCTATTCCTAAAAATATAGATGCTAACCAACATACTCCAATTATATTACCTGTTAAGATTGAAGCTAATACCTTTTTTTCAGCAGTATAAATTACATTTATAGTTCTAAATAATATAAATACCATTTGTAATATAAAAATAATTATAGCTGATGTCCAAGGGTTAATTATTAAATCATTCATTATAATACTAATTATCATTATTTAAACCTAGTCTTAGAGCCGTTGTGCTATACACACCTTCTTTTAGACTAATATGTTCACTTATTTTTTTTACTATATTTTCTACCTTTACGACTTTTACCTTTTAAAGCCCCTGGTATATCACCAATCTGGTTACCAACTTCTTTTATAGCTTTTGCTACATCATTTAATTCAGTGACTGTTAATTTATATCTTTTTTGTATTTCTTTTACTGTAGCAATTGCTTTTTCGTCTACAGAGGTTTTACCCCAAACGTATTTCCATGCATCTTTGCAATATTGTTTTGTTCTTTTCCACATAATGTTATTATTTATTGTTAAACTTATTTTTATTTATTTTTTTATAAATATGATATTTCTTTATCTAAATATTTATCTAGTGACTTCATAATTTTATAATAATAAATCATTTTTTTCAAGAAAAAGCCATCCTCTTTCCAACCAAAGACGTATTGTAACATCCTCAATCTTATCCATAACATCAGCCCCATCATGTCTTTTTGAAGCAATAAAAGCAATTATCATGTCCGCGTAGTCTCTTGCTTTATCTTTTTCTCCTAGTTTTATATGTTCCTTTGCTTTATCAAAGCAATGATGTAATACTTGTCTTTTATATTTTACCATTTATTTTTTAAAAGATTTAGGTATTTTTTCTTCTTTAAGATTGTAATATTCATCCAAAATAGAACTCAACACCCTTATTTCAATTTGAGCTTGTTCCAATTCCACATAATTTAAAGGCATACTATTTTTATATTTTTCTTCTAAACTTATTATTTTATTAATTATTATATCTTCCATAGCTTAATCTATTAATTCCTCTATATTAATATTATATTCTTCCATAAGTTTATTAAATTCATTAAATACTAAATCAACTACTTTAGGGTTTGATAAATATATTATTTCTTTATAATTTCCATTATCATCTGTAAAGTTGTTCATCTCCTGTATTAACATCAATATCTTCTTTTTTGAATTTAATTGGAATTCAAATAATACACAAGCCATATCTAAAGCTTTAATACATCTTCTATGATCTTTTATATCTTCAAGTTCATTTAAATCAAATTTTAATGTTGTTTTCATTTTAATTGTTTAATATGTTTACAATTTCCTCTACTTATCCAAGCTCCAGGACAAGTACAAGTATAAGTTATTTTGTTACCTCTTGTAAATCTTTTAGTAATATAAATTTTATTACTTGAACTTGATTTATTTTCAAATTTTTCGATACTTTTCTTAATAATTGGTTTAATCCATTCAATATCAGATAATTCAGTTTTAGGATGAACTTTTACCCAACCGGGCATTAAATATTTTTGATTGCTTAAAATTACTAAAGTTGGGGAGATGATATTTGTAAACTTATATTTAAAACATCTAACTCCAATGTATCCTCCCAACCCTTTAGGGTTTATTCCAAAACTTGTAGTAGGATTGTATATAATCCTGGAACGGATATTACCATGTTTATTTAGATTTGAAAATTCGTGTAAAGGCATTTTAATATATTATTATTTTAAATTATCCTACTTTATAATTACTCACAAAGTTAAAATGAGTATTTTATCTTAGTTTTTCACCTTATTGAATTTTTTATTTAGGAAATTATACATTATTGAAAATATTAATCCCCCAATAAAAGCATCACAAAAGCCAAAAAACAACCCAATTATACTGCCCATGGGAGTGGCGGCAAACCCATAATATACGCTCCCGAAAAGCTCAATAAAGGGTAGGCCAAAATCAAACATCCATCCAAGCATTCCAGTTATAAACATGCCTATACCCCAGGTCATGCCTAAGGATAGAGCTACTGATAAAGTATGTATTTGCTTATTCATAATAGTTACTCATCCAAAGTGTTAATAATTCATTTGCTTCTTTATTACTTACTTCAGAAAAATTTTTAATAATAAAAGAAGCAGCTCCAAACATATTAATTTCACCTGATTCTCTTAAAGCATTTAAATACTTAAATACTTTTTTTTCTAATTTAGTTATTTTTCTTACCATGGATTGAAATTACGGGTTTTTTATATCATCAAACTCAACCTGATTGATTAATTTTTCTAAATTTTTATGAGCTATTGAAAATTTTTTATCTTCCATATCTAAAAGTATATCCATTAACTTCAAATAAAGCACCTCTTTAGTTTCATTATCCATTATGACCATGTTTTTACCAGTTCATCTATATCTTCTCTACTTTGCCATCCAATTGGGTCCATTTCAAACTCACCCTCTTTATTAAATATAGCTACTTCGAATGATGATACACTATCTGGTTTTTTTAATTCACCAGTGAAATCTAATCCACCAGGTATACTGTATAAACCCTCACCTGCTGTTATTGATAATTCTCTTCCATTATTCAGCATTAATAATCCTTGAATTACACTTTTGATTCTCTGTTTCTTCCAAGTGATGTCTTTAAATGTTTTTAATTTACTCATGACCTTTATTTATTTAATCATTAATACAACATAAATGTACGAATCTTTATTCAGGTATCCTAGTCTTTCATGCATTATTTTAATTAATTGCATTTAATTTTTTCAATTATAGCCTTACAATTACTACATTGTTTTAATTTATATAACTTATAACTTATATTTTTCTTTATATTCTTTAATAAATTTTGTTCCTAATCCTATCTCCAAATAATCTGCATTTTCAGGTACTCCTGCTTGTTTATTAGTTATAATATCATCAATGTTCTTATTTTTGAATACTTTCATTTTAACTTTTGTATTCTTTCTTGGAGTTGAATAAACCAATACAATAGGATGATTACTATATTTTGATTTAGGGTCAAGTATAGGTTTATTAGGTTTACCTATTGCTTTAATAAGTACTTTGTAAGGAGCAGTATTATGTTTTTTCCTATCAAAATGCCATGTAGTCTCTTCTCCTTCAACTTTAAATCTAATTGGTACTTCTACATTATCTTTTGGCCTACCTCTATGTTCTGTTTTCATAAGGGTTGTTTTAAGTTAATAATTTTATTTGTTAGTTTTAATTGAATATGTAGCATAATCACATAACGGATTTCTTACCTTTCTGTTCAATTCTAATTCATCAAACTGACCCATTGAACAGTCAAAAGCTATATTCTCAATCTCACTACCTATTTTTAATGAAATCTTTCCATATTCGGAGTTTTCAATTCCATTTTGAATTTGATTCATTATAGTTATGGTTCTTATGATATTTGTTTTCATAATATTTGTTTTAACTAATTACTTATACGTGAATATACGAAGGCTCCCTCAGGGAGCCTAGTTTCTTCGCATAAGTCTTTAAAATATTTTAACACCATATTGTTTCTGAATCAAATAACATTCCGGATTTGTGTTCTCTTAATTTTTGAGAATCCAATGATATCATAAAACAAAATTCTTCCATTTCCCCATCATTAGTTAAATCTATTAATACAGAATCATCCATCATCTTCAATTGTTCTATTGGTTGCCTAGGTCCTAACATATTATAAATTTAATTCATATCCCGAAAATTGTTCCATATAAGTGGTAATTTTAGTACCATTCCCGTCCTTGAATATTTCTCGGTGTTTAAAGAATTTTCTAACATTTCCTGCTCCTCCTAAATGGGCAGCTGCTAAAATTCCTGATTCTGTTATAAATATGTTACGAAATACTTTACCTTGATATTTTTTAATGTAATAATCAAGAGATTTTTTATTATGTTGTAATAATTGTAACATTGCACTTTCTTGAAGTTCAGGAGAATATAAAAAATTATAAGTTGTTGTTTTAATTCCTAAACTTTTTAATGTTGCTTTACCAAATTGATATTTACCTAAATAACCATACTTGTTAACTCTTAAATAGTTATTTCCTGATTCTCGAAACCCTATACTCATTAAAAAATCTAATAATGAGGGTTTGATTTCAATTTCAAAAACTTCTATCTCAGGGCAAATTTCTACAATGCCATAAGGAGTTATACTAGGAAGGGGTTTCATTGGTAGTGTATTAAAAGAAACTATAAATAT